TTCTGCAAGAACAAACTCTTACCTGCTCCTGAACCTCCTGCAAATATGTTCAGCTCTCCTCTGTTGAAACCACCAAACAGTTTCTTGTCCAGGTTATCCCACCCTGTACTGATCTGTCCGTTGTTGTCCTTGAGTGCTTCAAGTCTTCCTTTTGGATCCTCGAAGTAGTCTGTACCTAAATCTCTTGTAAGTCCTACACTGACTGCTTCTTTGATCATGTCCTCAACCGGAGCATAATCTCCTTTCTCTAATAAGTCTGCAGACGAAAGTATTGCATGTTCTAGTGCCTTGTGTCTCGAGAATGTTTCAAACTCATCCAACAACCAGTTGAAGTGTGCTGGATCTAGATCCTTTGCTGTTTTTAATTTGATGTCATGCTCTGCATTTACGATCTCAACCTCCGGCATCACTTTGTACTCGTCCATGTAATCCTTAACGAATTTTGCAATAGGTTGCAGTTTACGATCAAATGATTCAGGCTTGAATATATTCTGTGCCCTCGCGAATGATTCGGCATCTGCCAACAGCATCTCTATGTACAATTTCTGCACGTCGAAAGAATAGTTCTTTGCCTGTTGTTGCGATTCGTTGTTGTTGTAGTCAGCCATTCTAATATTATACTTGATTTTTGTTATTAATCCAATCTAAAAATAAATTACCAAATAGTTTGTTATACTCTTGGTCGTAGTGTTTTTTATCCTGTAATTTCTTGGCATCTATCTTTCCTGCGTAGTCTCTAAATCCATGTGTGTTTTCTGCCAAAAATATATTATCCCAGTTAATATTGTTATATAAACTATCTCTATATTTTTCAAGACTTCCTCTCATTTTGTTTTTTTTGTAAGTGTTAGCTAATGTAAAATAACACTCTATATTCTTGCTACTGCAAAAATATTGACACCATGATATATTTTTGAGAAAGATTATTTCTAGAAAATCATCATCAAAATTTTCTACAAAATATCTTTTATCTTTTTCTTCATTTTTATCTGCAATTTGTTTTGCTACCCAGTTTTCGTCTCCGTTATCGGATATTGCTTGAGTTCCGTTATGACTTACAATAAAATTAAAACCTTTTTTAATCATGTGTATTCTCGTTGGAGTGGTAAACATTATAAGAACTACATTATCTTTTGAGGCATGTCTAACTAGTTTTAAACATATTGTATCGTTTGAACAGCCGGGATAAGCAAGATTTTTTATTTGTGCTTTTGGAAACATATGATATGGCCACGTTAACTGACTATGTTGTTTCCATGGTTCGACACTTCCAGCGTCGAAAAATCCGTCACCGTATGTATTTGAATCTCCAAAAACTAAAATAGGCTTATCCATACATCTTTCTTTTTAAATCTATTTTTAATTTAGTTGTTTCGGTTGTTTTTAAAATTGATTGTATAGTAAACAACCTTCCATATTTTGATACAGCATCCGCCACGTCGCCGACTGTTTTATCCCACTCTGGAAAAGCAACGCCCCAACCAAATTCAGTCGCTTGGTCCACTAGTTTCTGTCCCGGTGCATCTCTGTCTGGCACAACAATTACCTGTCTGCCAAGTCCATCTATAAGCTCTCGCTGTACATCATTTATCTCTGAACCAAGTATGCTCACACCAGAAATGGTAATAGCATCAAACGGTCCTTCTGTAACTATTACAAATTTCCTATTCCAATCTTGTGCGTCCATGTTAAACACATACCCTGGCTGTACGTCAGTGTAATATTTTACTTTGTCTGAGTCTGTAAACATCCTACCAGTGAAACCAACAACATCTCCTCGCCAATAAAATGGAATCAACAATCTTTGATTTACGTCCCAGTGTTGGTCTGGTGAGTACATGAAGTCATACCAGTCTGGACCAATCCCTCTCGTCTCAAGATATTTTAGTAGTCCGTCAATTTTCTTCCACTGTGGTTCTGTGAGATCGTTTCCCACGTACTTCTCTAACCATACATCTAGTTTGTGTGTATTCTTGGGTAGTGCTTTGTTCTTAAAAGATATAAACTTTTTCTTCTCATACTTTACATCACCATCTTCTTCACGCATAGCTTCTATGGCTAGCTTACGTATTGTGTCATCCGGTATACCTATGTATCCCATGAACTGTCTTATCTTGTATGTAAGTTTTCTTCCAATCACATAACTTGCCTTGAAGCCACAGTTGAAACAGTGATAACTGACTGTACCGTCAGCACTAGTCATTAAGCCACCACGTTTCTTTTTGTCAGCTGTTTCACCGTTATGTACACAACAAGGAGCATTGAAACTTGTCCACCCGCTTGGAGTTTTTTTCCTGGGTGTAGGCAGGCTCGTCAGAATAGTAGATTGTATAAGATTCATATCTTATATTTTACTGTCTATATAGGATTTTGTCAACACGTCCTGTGTTACCAGATGTTCTAACTACCTTAAATCTAACATTTTGGAAAACGCCATTGAAGTTCAAACTGGAAACACTTGATGATGCTGTTAGGTCAGTACTGGTAATTGTAAAATAATCATTGTCCGCTGGTGATGTTGCAACCATTGTACCCTCTACTCTTACTGTGCCTGTGAAGTTCTGTGGGTAAATCGCAACAGTATGCAATGCTTTGTTGTTGTTTATACCGGGTCTTGCTGTAATGGCACCTGACGTAAATGTTTCTCCAGACAATGTAAAGGCAGTAATTGATGTACTTGATACGTGTTGTGCATATGCTCCGTCTAAAACTTCAATAGTGCCGGCGGCCGCATAACCAGTATCAGAATATGTTATCTCTGGATTGTCACGGTCAGTTACATCACTTACTGAGAAATTATAAAACTTCGCATCTAGTTTTAGTAGATCACCATCTGTGATAGTGCAACTTGCATCACCCTTCGTACTTACTGTGGATCCGTCATCAAGTATGGTCAGAGGCTTTGTTATGACCGCTTTTTTGCTCTCTGTGTCAACAACATTTAATTCGTATGTTTTAGATGTGATATCCTGCGCCTTCTGATCCTCGTTCTTGAACGTGAATGAGATGGGATTTGATACACCCCTGTGCAGTGTTAAGCGTCTATCGTACACTTTTGAGTTCCTTCCGTGATAACCACTTATGTAGGCTATTACCAATTGATTTATTAAATACCTTTGTACTGTTTGCATAATACATATTTAACAGTATTTATAGATAGAACATGAATGAAATTTTTAAAACTTTAAGAGATAAATTTCCTTTTTTAAGCCTAATAAGAAAGGGCGATTTGGAATTTGTGGGTATAGTGCAGAACCAAGACGTCAATGTAATCAGCTTCTATGATTATGGTAGATTGATGTTACCACAGGATAAGATGAAGTTTTTAAAGTGTGGAGAAATTTGGTGGCACGAATCAAACAGAAAACTTCCCATTAACATATTTTTAAAAGGTGACTTCAGATATTTTAGATCAACTCTCGTAACACTTAATGCCAAAGATGTAGAAATAGTTCATGGACCTACAGTGAAGCTATCTGAAATTTCAAAGAAACGGGTAAAGAGAAGAACTATCCAATTAGTGAGAAGACCTGTTTAAACTTTATCAAGATCCGTACAATTAACCCCACATACCTTTTCAACATACTTTGTTAAAGGACTATTAGGCTGATACGAATTAAGTTCTGATCTTAATAACGATTTGGATGTTTTGTGTTTTTTAGGAAGTTTTTTCTTACGTTTCTGATGGTGCATCAAAACTATATTTAGCACTTTTTATCAAGTTCATCTGTACCACTATGGCCTGTGCATACGCCACAGCATGTGACTTCTTGAAGAAGTACGATCCGTCTGTGGGCTTTATCCAAACTTCTTTCATTATATCTATCCAATCCTTGTACATCAATTGACGCTTTGCAGGCCTTATGATGGCCAACACTGCCGCCAACTGTGCAATGTTCTTTGGTTCTAGTTTTGAAACGATATTGAAATGGCCGTTTAGGTGAAAAAGAGTTTCTACAGTTTTAGGATCTTTTAACATATCCCAGTCAGGTTCTTGTATCATTAGTTCGACTAGTTCTTGTTCTGATTTTACATCCTTGTATATGTTTACATTCAAACAGTCTATTTTGAAGTATCCTCTGTCCTCTGCTTTCTTATAGTCCAACGAACTGTGTCTTGTCACAGGATGTTCGGGAACAGTATGAAAATATACACCGGTTTTGTGTTTTTCGGTTTTATTTTCTTTTATGATGGTTGCAGGGGTGTGTTTGAATAATTTTAACACGCCGTCTCTATCAAAAAAATCTATGTCTACATCAGGCATTAGTGCATACTCCCTTTGCCTTTTTCAGCATATCTTATCATTTTATCACGTGCACCTGGTTGCAATACTTCTAGTACGTCTAATAGTTTCCTGTATCCTTCTGACTCTATCATTTTTCTATTTGCATCTGGCATAACCACTTTTCCTATAGAGCCGTCATTTTTTATTATCACAGCACAGTCTCCGTCGTCAAACTCCAAGTTATCAGAAACTTCTAAATCTATCTTAGACAATCTTGGCCTCCTTTGCTGTGTCCTGCACCAACATGTGATCAGCAGGATAGCTCTTCAACTTGCTGGGCCAGAAACTTGTGTTTATAAATCTTTCAATCATTTGTAATTGTTCGTCGTTAAATGATTTTAACATCCTTTTGCCTGCGTTGCAACCTAGTAACATCCATGGACTTATCTTTCCTTGCTGTATGTGTTGCACAGCTCTGTTTGTATTCACAAGTCTAAAGTAGTCGCTCCATTGGGCGTTCTGTTCGTTAGCCCAGTCCATCATCGTAGTAATACTTCTCTGTAGTGCGGACTCGACAGTTTCCGATTTTAAAGCTTCAATTAGATATGTTTCGTACAAGTCATCTCGCGACCAATGATCTAATTTAATTTTAGATTTCAAAACAAAATCTATGTACCTATCAGGATACAACGGATTGATATGCATTATGAATCTACCAAATTTTACAAAAGCGTTGTAGTAAGAACTTTTTACAAAGTCGTCATACGTCTTGGGTTTTGAGTTGTGCTGATGTATTTGATAGAATCTTTGGAACACCATGAATCCATTCACCACCCATTTCTCATCTCTTTGTAGATATCTTCTTTTAGGTTCACACAGGTGTACTTGTAGTGTACGTTCCTTTGCAAACTCTTTGCCACAGTATGTACATCTATTTGTGTTAGCCATTGTGCAGTTCCTCTATTAAATTTTGATGCTGTCTATTATTTCGTAACAGATCTTGATTGTGTTTTAAAATCGGTAACATATCTTTGCACATTTGATTTATTGTGTTTGTGTCTTTAGAACAGAGATCCTTTATTATTCCTGTTATCATTTTTATTTTATCAGTACTGTTAGCCTTATCGTATGATTCATCCCAATAGTCGGCAAACGTTTTGTAACCCATGCTGTGCAAATAGTCTAGAGATCCGCTATCGCCATTTATTATAAATGGAGATCCATGAGCAATGGCCTTCCATGTTTTTTCTGTAATAAAGATACCGTCCTGCTCTTTCATTGTTTCACAGGCTATCCAAACAAACGCACTTTCAAATATATTAGCTTCGTTGTACTCTGGACCATTCCAATGATCGTTTTGTCTGCCGTCGTATTCTATTGGCAAGATATTTTTGAATTCACTTTGTTTTATGTCCCAATTACTAAAATTTGACATGAAATCTTTTGTTGTTACAATGTCGTTTAACCAATCGAATCCTTTGGTTTGTGTTTGCTCTTTATATGGCTCGCAACTTACATTTCCTTTATCTAATAGATCATTTTGCCAAAGATCATAAATCATACCAAACCTATTGTGTCTTGGTCTGCCTTTGCAAAGGCAACTGTAGTATTTAGATATACTTTTATTTTTGATTTCATAAGAGTTGGCCACGTCTATCATCAGCTGTGCCATTGAATTAAATTGAATAAATTTGCATTTGATATCATATCCTTTGTCCTTTAGAAATTCTATTTGTTTTACATGGTTGTGATCTGGAAGTACCCACGTAATATTTTCTTCAGGTACATCTCGCATAGTAAAATATTTTATGAAATCCTTGTACGGACTTTCGTTGAAATTAACCTCTCTGTCCAGATTCCATTTAAATGTTTCAAAAAGATCCCATTGTTCTGTGGTCATCATGATCAATGGACGAACTGACCCTTGTTGCATTAATGTGTAGACTGCGTGTGGTATTGTGTCAAGCAACTCCTCTACTCTGTATGGCTGTCTTAGAAAAACAGCAAGATAGTTCATATCAGTTGGGTGTACATCTTCTATTTTGACTTTCTCCACTTCTTGCAATATATGTGATAAACTTAAAAGTGCCGAAGCATCGTCCTGTATTATGAAATCTAGAATTTTAAGATTCTTGCCCATGGGCCTCCAGGAGTTCTTCAAGTTCTCTGTCTGTAATTACTTTATCCAGCGTTTCGAGATCGTCCTCCTTGGCGTTTGGATATAGTTTTTGGAGTTTTTTCAAACTTTTATTAGGCACACGTTTCATAGGTTTAATCCACGGATGAAACTGTTGTTGTAGAGACCCGCACATAGCAGTAAGTATCCAAAGTAATTTTTTATGTTTACCCAGTGTGAAGCAGTGCTTGTTCACACATTCGTTAATCATTTCTACGTAATGTTCAACATAGAAACGATCTTTTGATGCGATATTGGACACGTACCTCATTAACATATATGGTGAATACAATGATTTTTCTTTCTCATCGACTCTGTCAAAGTAATCTTTGTTTCTATAGTCGACTGCTTTCAAGCCATTCCTAAGATCGAAAAATTTTCTATTTTTTTCTGCCGGCATATTTTAATCCAAAAATTGTACAGTCTTTAGCTGTCACAAAAGTTAATTTTATTTTATTCTGCATGTGTTGTAAACCTGAAAGTTTGTTGTTAAGTTTATTCTTTCCAAGCCAATCAAAAAAGTTCCTTGCCCAATTTCCATCATCCATCCACACAGCTATCTTGTCAGATGTGATCATTATTGGTGCATCTATTTTGATTGTTTTTCTACCAGACGTCGCCATAGTCTACCTGTTCACATTGTCTCGATATGTCTTTGACGAAATACGCACAAATTGGTTTTGGTCCGTTAGTCAAAGGAACTGCCAGCATCTGTCCTGATTTAATTTTTGGGAAGTACCATTTGACTTCTGTGTATATGTCTACAACGTCTATGGGATAGAAATCTGGTTTTTGGCTTGATAATGGATTGAATGTAAAAGCATCAAATCCTCTGTCATTCAAGCTAGTGATTGGGAGAACATGCATCTCCGGTTGTCCTGCCTCTCCTATCAGCATCTTCCAGTCCAAAGGCATTTTTAATTTATATTTTCCAATTTGTAGTACTGCCGCCGGTGCGTTAAAACTTTCTAGAAATATTAGTGGAATATAAAAAAAGTCTGGATTATCTGGATCCGAATTATCTAAGACTGCAAACCTGAGTTTTTCATCAACCCATTCCGGTATTTTTTCTAATCTATATGTTCTATCGTCGAGTGTTAATATTTTCATTTATTTTGTATAAGGGTTATCATAATTTATCTTTTCTATAGTATACGGGTAATTGGCCTCTTTGTAAAACTTTTTCCTTGCCCCCAAGTGTCTTTTCGCAAACTTGCAACTGCTGGTAATATCCCATATCTGGACATTATCCTTGTCCTCTGCTTTACGAATACCTCTTCCTATACTCTGTATGACCCTTACAAAAGACTTACCAGGTTCAATAAGAACAAGATTAAATATCCTAGGAATATTGATACCAACACTAGCCACTCCATATGTGGCAATAATAATTTTATTTGTCGCTGTAGATACTTCATCGTATTGTTCCTTTCTGTCTGTGTTTTTGGTTGCTCCAGATACGAAAACTGAATCTTCCAATTGCTCTTGTAGTATGTCACCTGCAGATATTCTGTCTACAAGTATTAGTGTGTTTCCTGATGAGGATATATCTTTGATGGTGTTGGCCACCCATTTCATTCTGACTTTATCCGTAGTTAGCCATTTCAGCTCTTCTCCGTATGTTTTGAATTGTGGATGATCCTGCGTCTGTAGGACGTTCACATGACAATTTGCGAGTACACCCTTGTCCTGCAATTCGCTGGCCTGTATTCTGTTAGACACGTCTCCTATGCTACATTTCAAACCCATGAATTCATAATCTGCTTTGGGTACTGTTCCTGTAAGTCCCCAACGTATGCCACAGTGTGCGAATGGACCAGTCAACAATCTTTTTAATACATCTGCCTTGGCCATGTGTACTTCATCAATTATTACTGTATTAATTCCTTTTATTGCTTCTGCAAATGCTTCCGAGTGTTCGTCTTTGCTTTTCTTTTCTAGTACGTTTAGTGATTGCCATGTTGCTATTGTATTGAAACGTCCAAGCTCTTTCCTGTCGCCGTAGTACACACCAACGTCTAAATTACAAGCAAGGAAGTCTTCTTCTGTTTGGGTAACTAGACTCTTGTTTGGAACTATTGTAAGGGTTCTACCATATGGTTCAACCAATTGGCACAGTGCCGCTGTAATAATGGTCTTACCTGCGCCAGTGGCGATCTCTTGTATGCTTTGTGGATGTTCTATAAACTTGTTGATTGTCTCCACTTGATAGTCTCTTAATTCTATTGGTTGTCCTTCCGCCGGATGATTCTTGGGCCACTTTATGTGAGATAGATAATTTTTGTCTACCGCTTTGAATTCAAAGTTGTGTTGCTCTCTGTTATCCTCAACATCTATGTACACACCACCCTCGTCTAGTATAGGTACAATTTGATCAACTAGGTTTAGATATGTTGTTCCTCCCAAACCAAAGAAACTTACCTTACCATCCCATCTCCCTAACTTGACTGCTGGTAAATGCCTAGCATATGGTATCTCGTATTTGAATTTGTTAGATAATCGTTTACGCCATTCGAGAGATAGGTTCTCAAACTTAACGTTCACTTCATCTTTTATTATTAATTTACAACTGCTCATTCTAAAGTTTTATTATAATGTGATCATGCCAATCCCAACTATTCGGTTGGTGATCACTATAATACAACTTTTTTGGAAGATTTTCAAGCATTCTTTTTAGGTTATCTGTTCCAGTAGCATAGTAACCGCCTCCCAATGCAACAAGTGAAGCTTTTGGTTTAATTTTACTTTTGATCAAAGCCCTAGGTATTCTATTCCTCACAAATATAATTTTGGTATTATCACTTATAAGTTTGAATTGTTTACTCATCTGGTGTAGTTCAAATAAGTTTTCGAAGAATTCTTGTGACCTAGCATTATTCAGTAGCGTGACTCTATCGTTGCCCTGCTTGGCATAATCTTTTTCGTACATAGGTTCTTTGATATCAAAACCCCAACTGCAATCATTCAGTATGTCTATGCCGTGTGCCTTGAAGGCATTCAACCATTCCCAGAAGTCTTTCACGTCATCTTCCATGTGTATGTCACCACTCACAGGCATCATCAATGGAAAGCAATTTAACTCGATAAGACCCTTGACCACATCTTTCTTTGAGAATCCTTTTGAGTCTACCCACAACTTGTGGTAGTTGTTATGTGCTATCTTATGACCTATCGTTGTCTCGGCCTCCACATTGATTCCTTTGGTCGATATACCAAAGTTCTTTAAAGAGTCGACTTGCTCTAGTGCCGTCTTGCTTTTAAAGTTTTGATCCCAGTATTCTTGTAGTGACTCCGGAGCGTCGTCTAGTACAATCTCGCCTGCAATTAATCTTGCACTAGGTTTCCTACGTCCTGTTATTTCTTTTTGTATCTCTTCGTAGTCATCCAACAATTTGTCGTCCATGAATTTAAAATCATATCGCACAGCTATTAAGGTCAGATAGTAGGCAGTTACATCGGTGTGTTTGAAAGTCCAGTTCTTTTTCTCACCATCATACATTGCATACATTCCAGGCAGGTCTCGTTTGTCTTTCAAACAACGTATAAGTTGGATTACTTTTTTGTTGTATGGAAATCTCATCTCTATCATATCAACATTGTCCTCATTAGTGTATTTCTCTATGACTTTATCAAAACTTATCACACGGAAATCGTCCTCATACTCCGGCTTGTCTAATAATGTTTTAATGTCCATGCCGTGTGCTTGGAACTTTGTGAGGTACCTTTTGAGTATCACTAGTGCTAATCTTGCCTGTTTCTCTGTCCATGCATACTGTGATTCTGCTAAAGATCTTACTGTTTCGTAATCCTTGGGGTGTGGCTTGATATGGGCTTTTTGGGGATCGGACCAGAAATAATCATTATATGCTAGTATTTTAAGTGCTTCGTTAATTGTTTTTGGCATATCTGTGTGCATTTTCAAATCCGGTAATATTGATAATTATTAGTATATTATAGCATACTTGGTAAAAACGTCAACCATGAAGAAAATAAAAAAGAAAACGTACAGTCAACGGAAAGCATTGAAGATCAAGTTGGAAAATACTCTGACTAGACGTAAGAATATTATTGGCTTTAGACCCACCGAGCAACAAGCATACCACTGGTTCAAGGAGTTGAACAAAGGACTGTTCAACAGTAAATTACCAAATGTTCCCTTGTACATCCTAAGAATGACTAATGACTGGGGTAGATGTTGGGCCAACTGGGATAATAGGAAGTGTAGGAAAGGTACCTATGATCAGAGTGTGATCCCGTATGGCAAGTGTGAAATTGAGTTTGCTATAGAACTGCATTCAAAATATCCTACATGGAAAGATTTTATCGAAACACTAGCACACGAAATGGTGCATCTATATCAGATGACTGTAATACAAGATCCTTACTCGAACCATAACGCTAACTTCTTTGCTTTTAGAAATAGATTTAAAACTGCTGGACTGAACTTATCAAGAACTGGCTAGTACAGTATCCTCAAATTCTTTAATAGTGATGACTCTGCTATTGCCATGGTCTGTTCCTGTCTGTAGGTGATCTAGGTACTCTGGAGGATCGTCATGAACAACGGTATAGTTTACGTAAGGTCTCATCTTGATCATATCACGGAACTGCTTTAACCAGCCTTCAAATATTTTATCATCGTTCCTTTCACCATAACAATCTGTACCTTGGTAGATGTTGTTCAGCTGGCCTTTGCCGTACTCTCTAAAATCATAACCTAGTAAAAAAATGTTTTTGTGTCCGTGAACCCCTGCTGTCCAGTAGGCCGCATTTCCCGATATCCAGTGTGGGTTATTAGGTATAAGATTTAACATACCTTTGCTCTGCTTTCTATTTACTTCAAGTGCCGGGGCATAGTGAACTGTCTTTAAACCAACTTCGTCTTCGACCATTTGCATTGTCATTTTTGTATCTACTGAGAAAATATAATCCGGCATGAAGTCACGATATAATGCATTACATCCATAAGTCTGTCCTGATTCTTTTAATCGCGATAGATCAACACCTTTACGTGAAGGCCCGTTACCTATGCAATAGGCATTGCCTCTCAGAACGGCTTTGACTTTATCAGGGAAAAATTTAATATCTTGGATTCGTTTTCCTTTTCTTATCGTAGTGTTAACACAAACATTTTCACCGGTATAAGGAGTAAACTCTATTGGATCAATTTGATTACGGTTAGACAGATTTATTGTTTGCATTAGACCTTTCTAAAATTTGAATTTTTTCGTTTAATTCTTTTATTCTTCTATATAGATAGTATTTTTCTTTTACTTCTTCTTGTATTTGCCTTTTCAAAATCTTAATTTCATCCATTATAAGTATTTCTCCTGTAAACGTTTTTTTAATCTTTTCCATGGTAATCCTGCTTCGATCTCCTTAGGGAACCATTCAGTGTACGCTAATTTGTTCGCCCAGGTCAATCTATTTGGCATTGCAGGATAGTTGATGTCTGCTAGTTTTTCATTACCAACTTCAAAACAAAGACTGCTAGGACTAACGAAAACAGGAATACCCCTTATTACTGATTCCATTGCAGGGTTTGAACTATGGTTAACCACTGCCCAGGTTCTTTCCAACGTGGCTTTGAAATCTGTGTCATCATATGTGGTATAGTCACGCTTGGGCGGTCTTACTTTAACATTTTTATAGTTTGATACGTCAAATTTTATTTCGTTTCTAGGATGGGGTCTTACTAATATTGGTCTGGATGTAAATTTTCTTATCTCGTCTATCTGTCTGGATATCCATGTGTTCATTTTTGGCAAATCTTTCCACTGCTCGCTGGTATCATGCTGACCGCAAATTACAACTAAATCACCTGTTGAATTCCATGGCTTCAGTGTATGTTTAAACAATGGCCATCGTTTGTCGTCGAACGTTTGATTGGCGAAGTCTGCATCTCTGTTTATTCCGTTGATTCCTATTTTGAAGCTTTCGTTTCTCCTTAGTCCTCCTACTTCTATTACAATAATAGGTTTTCCTTTAGAACGAAACTCCTCCCATATTTTTTTGTATCCAAGCATTCTGCCACGCCATAATACACTCCATATCACTGCGACATCTCCGTTAACGCTTTTGTTGATATGTACTTCTTCACCTGCCTTGTTTAAACTTTTGATAAAAGCCTCAAAGATTGGTTTACTGTTCAAAGGCCCAAATTCGGTCCACACTTCTATCTTCATACCGCCGGTGGCGCTTTCTTCCAATAGTCCACTGAAAAAATATCTACTGGTGCATTTGGATTAGCACGTAAGTCGTTGCGTCCACTGGTGCCGTGTTTTTTACGTTTACCCTTCATGTGATCCATGTATAATCCTAATTCACTGTTGACAAACACATGGTGTCCTTTGACCCCAACCCAGTATCCTATATCGTTTACTTGTATGTTTTTTTCTTTTCTGTATATTTTTGACAGGTGCCAAAACACATAACTGTCGTGCCACTCTAGTAGTTTGAACACCTCGTCTGTAACATAAAGTTTTTCCCAATCATTCACAAAGTTTTGTATCTCTGGATGCTTCATGTTGTATCCAACGAAGCCGCATTCTGGATATTTGCCACCGTCGTTGAGATTTGGATTCTCACGACCTAGGTATGTCAACATGGTGCCTTGTGGTAACAGTTTTTCAAAGAAGTCTATTGGCACAGGTCTGAATGTAAATGTATCGGCATCTATCCATACGACATAGTCGTGGTCTTTTGAATTACGTACAGCATTCACAACACAGAATACTTTGTTTGAGAATCTTACAGCGGCCCAAAGGAATGATCCTTTGTTTTTGTCTTTACCACCTTTTACTTGTAGTTCTGCGGATCGTCTTACTCCGCCCTCTATCTCTTGAAGTTCACCATTAGCAACAGGATCGTTTTTATGTTTGTTTTTAAACTTAAACAATTCAGGCTCTGCAGAATTGAGATCTACCCATTGTATTCTTTCATGCTCACAATTGGGTTTAGGCTCTTCCGCATACACAACAATGTCTATTTCTTTTGGAAATTGTTCTGCCATCGACTCTATGCCTTTCTTAGCAAATTGTTCCCACGTGCCTGGTTTATACGATGTGATAACTTTGATTTTCATGATACTTTTATTTACTTTCAAAACTCATGTTAAATTTATTTGCCCATTCCCTCATAATCCAAGCAGGTATGGCTGACTTTTGCGATTCGTTGTTTCTTAGTACAATGTCTTTGAGGCAGTCATTCTGCTCTATTCTTTTTTGGTAAAACTCTTTTGCTACTTGTTGATCTTGTATCCATCCTTTGACAGGTGCAGTCCATCCGGTCTTGTGCTTGTTCACGATAGAGTCTGGAAATATATTTTGATATGCTTTTTTACTTAATAATTTTGTATCTGATTTATTATTTCCTATTTTATCTTTTGACGGAATGCTTAATGCATACTTCATAAATTTTTTTGTAGCTAGCGGGAAACGTCCCTCCATGCTGAATGCCATGCCATAGGTATCATTCCTTATGAAAAACTCTTCCGGTACCTGTGTTACACAGTCTAGTGCCATGTATGAATTCACAGGATCCTGATCGTTGTACAGTTCTTGAGGCAAGTGCTTTATGAGATAGTTTCCAAGGTCTCCTCTGCTTATTGGATGTTTGCTTACCAGTATAGGTCTTTTAATTCTATTCATCCATTGCTCGACCAACCCTTGCCATGATGAATTATTTTGATTTCTGAACTTCCAATACTTTGGATATCCTCCCAACACTTCATCGCCCATATCTCCTGCAAGGGTAACAACAATGCCATCTTCCGATAAAAATTTATTTGTGTAATAATACATAGCCATTGAAGGATTATATACCGGTTGCTCCATGAAGTATATGCTGTCTTCCCAACAGTCTGTTAATAGCTGAGGAGTCATTGTTACAACCTTGTGATTGAATTTATATTGCTGAGCTAATTGTAACGCCTTGGAGTGATCGTCGTTATGGTCGTCTTCTCTCCATATTACGTTTGGTTCCATCTTGTTTGTGTATGTGTTTGTGTTATTGTGCAATTTGCTATATTCATAAGCGACCATACCGCTATCAAGTCCTCCACTTAAAAATATTCCAATATTTCTCCGTCCTATACTACACATTCTTACACTTTCTCTAGTCACATGTCTAAACTCTTCAGGATCAAAACTATGGTCGTTTGTAGGTATTATTAAATTTCTTTTTTTGTTTTTAATTTTTTTATTGGCTACATCATATACTATAGTTTCGCCACTTAATAATTTTTTAATATTTGAGAAGAATGTATTTTGTGTAACGTTGATCCCAACATGTGCCATACAACTGAATGCTAATTCGTCGATCTTCCTCGAGCCTTGCACGTGATCTAGCATTCCTTTTATTTCACTGCCAAATATTATTCCTTGTTTTATTTCAGCATAGTACAAAGGTTTAATTCCTGCATGGTCCCTAGATAACCATAATTCTTTGTTATTGGTTCTGTAATATGCAAAACCGTGCATGGAGTCTATTTCATCTATAAAGTCCAGTCCAAACATATCGAGTCCCCACGCCAGCAGTTCAGTGTCACAGTCAGTTTTGGCTACAAACCCTTTTGACTTATATTTTTCTTTTAGCTCGTAGTAGTTGAATATCTCACCATTATAGATCAAATAATTTCCTGCGGGTGTCATCCACGGCTGTATGGAAGTACTTGGGTCTCCCATTATCGAAAGCAAGTTATGTCCTAACGTTAGATTATTGTCAGGTGATGACCAAACTTTTGAACCATCGGGTCCTCTGTGGCTACACACAGTGATATAGTCTTGTATCAACTTAGGATTGTTCTCTGTGATTCCGTATATCCCACACATTAGTAACCCAACCTCTCTTTGAATCTCTTAAACACAGTGCCGTTTCTTATTTCTTGTTCAGTCCATTGTTTGTATCCTAAATCATATACCCATTGGTCTCTGTCAGGATATTCGGGTGTTTCTATGTTATTAAGATTTTTGTTAGCAACGTCCCAACATATTGCAAGATCCGAAGTTACAAATGTAGGTATACCTCGAACACAACTATCAATGCTGGCAGTACTATTATGAGTTACAACTGCATGACAATTCGCTATTGCCTCTTGAAAGTTGAATCTGTAAAATTTTTTCTCATCACCACTAAAGAATTTTTGGCCTATTATGACCTTACAGTCTTCCGGAAACTCGTTTATGCGTTCTTCGATGTGTGCCATGTGATTAGGATGTGGACGAATTAAGAACGGTCTGTCTGTGATGGGTCGTATTTTCTCATACACACTGTTGAACCATTCTATAGGATCTAGTTCATTCATACTCCAGTTGTCTTTTGGTTGCAGGACAAAAAGTATAGGATCATTTTGATTTGATTTTCTCCATGGTTCGTATTTCACGTTCCATGTTTTTTTCATCATCTCCCATCTATCGGGAGGAGAATTATCACTTAAAAAATTCCCGTTGTTCATAGGAGAGTATAAACTTACACGCCAGTGATGTTTAGAGTGTGTAATTGTATTACCAAAACTTGATAGTATTCCACCATCAAATGTGATGATATGGATTCCTTTTTTCTTGGCACGCTCCACTAGATCTCTTCTACGTCCTTTGGTGTGATGCATTTGATTAGATCCACCATACCCAAACATACAACCTATTTTTGCTGTGGGTTCCATTTCGTTATCTGTCCAGTCTCCGCTCTTAGTCTCATTTACTATTATGGGGTTGTCGCCACAGGCACGTATGCCTTCCGCCATGTGTTGTAATAGTTCGTAACTTGCTCCACGCCTACGATCCTTTACTGTTCTTCTGAATATTTCAACGTCCATCTAGTATACTTAATGCCCAACCGTTTCTGAACTCATCCTGAGTGAACTGACCATATGCTAGGCTGTTGAATATGGGTTCTCTATCTTCATATCTTGGTGTTTCTATTTTACTAAAATCGTCTTCGCAGATCTGTCCACATGGATTTTCAAAATTACTAAAGCATGGGACTCCGTTGTGCAATGCTTTGATTGTGATTGAACTGTTAAATGTAACCACAGCATGTACATTATTCCATTCGAATGGTTTCTCTGGTTGCTTGTTTTCACTTGGTCCCGGTAACATTCTGCCTTGATCATCGAGGTAGCTTTTGGGGTTATAAGGTTTTTCTCTCACTATAATTTCTCGGTCGGTGCTCTCTTTTAGTACTGCCATTGTTTCTGCTAACCAGTTTGGCGATGAGAAGTGTAATGCCATGCTGTGGCTAGGCGGAACAACCAATATGTATTTTCCATTTTTGTGATAAGGCACAATCGTGTCTCCCTTGTAATATTTTTTGTATCTATCGTCTGGCCTTTGTTCGTGCTTTGTTTTGACGTGCTCGTTCTTCACACATCTCATCCAGTAAGGTGTGCCTCTACTTTCTCCCCAATAAGGACGATCTATATAATAAAAATCTTTTTTATTTTCTTTTGCCCAGTTATAAACAATGTTGGTGCCTCGCAAAACTCCCATGAACGCAACCTTCTTACTGTCTTCCTTCATGGCGTCTTGGTAATTTACGATCTTGCCTGCAGATCCTCTAGCGATGGATTCAATATATTTTTCAGTGTTGGCTCTTTCTGTGCGTATACAATAAAACATAATCGTAAATAGTTATTAATGAGAAACTTGGTTATTCAATATTATATAGATATTAGAAAATATTCGCAACCGGAGTTTAATAATTTGAAGCCTAGTCCTATGGAGGAATACAGTAGGCACAGTTTCAAACTATACTGTGAAAAATATAATTTAGATTATCTTAGAATTACCGAACCAAAATTAGGATTTAAGCATCCTACCTGGGAAAGATTTGATTTATGGACAGACAGGAGTTGGTGGGACAAGTATGATCAAATTATGTACGTGGACAGTGATGTTATTGCTTTACCACATGCTCCGGATATATTTGAGGAGTATCCTCAAATTGAAAATAAATTAAAGACTGCATACTATCCTAAGTTTAGAAATGCAGGATCAGTTGGCGCCAAAGTTAATCAGAGAGTCAATCCACTTGCTGACAACTACACAGGCGAGCAAATTAGTAAAAGGTTCGTACAGCCCGGTGTTATACTTTTAAACAAGACAAGCACTCAATTCATGTTACCTTGGGTTGAGAAGTATAAAGACGTAACAGATAACAGGATCGACGATGGAATGTTTTTGAATTCGTGCATTGTAGATAGTGAAGTACCGCTGTTAGACATGGACAGAAAGTTTAATCATAAAAATAATGGTGAACGGTACGATTACGATAACGTCTACTTCCTACATTGTGCAGGAGGAAAAAAGCACAAGAAAGATGTTAAGATATGGGGTAAGTTGAAAAAAATGTATCCTGAAGTACAAGCCGACATGTCGGAATTAATCGAGTAACTTTATAAGTTTAGGCACATCTAATTTAAGATCCACCATATCCTTCCCTTTTTTATTTCTCGGTTTTTTGCCTTTGATGGGCACAGTATCGCACAAAATAACAGTGTGTTTCAATCCTAGGTGTCTCGACAAAACTGGATATACTTTTTTTCCAAAGAACGCTTCGTGAGTAAGTTCAAAAACTTTAGTGCCTTCCTCGCACCACAACAGGTTTGTAAGTCCAGCACCGTGAGGAGACACAATATGTGTTGCTTCAGCGAATGTCTGCACTTGGTCTTTGATTGATAATTTATCTAAGTCCACAGTCTCCCAACCTTTGAGCGCCATTAACATTTGTTCTTTGTTTTGTATATTCCTGTTCTGTGCATTTTCTCTGGTAATAATTATTTTTCGATTAGCTTTTGTTTCCTTCTTCTTAACAGTGTTGCTTAGGTGTCTGATCCATGGTGGCATGTGCGGAGTCAGAATTCCATCTTGATGATTGCTCAAAGATGGCACAATCAAATGACTAAATCTCCATGTCTCGTTTTTTGGTATCACAATATATTTTAAATCTGGGAAAAAAACTTCGCATATCCTGTCAAAATATTTGCTTGGATTTGATAGAATGAAAACGTATTTCTCAAAGTTTGTACTCCAACGCTTTTCAATTAATCTAAATTTTGAGACAATGTCTATCCATATGTGCCAAGGATTCTCAGCACTGTATTCGTCAACAGGTAACCAAACGTATTTCCATGCACTATTAAATTGTTGTGTAACCGGAGGCATGTTGATATCTACGTTATCACCCCATTCTGTGAATATATTATGCACCTTGTGTGGTTTGTCCCGGTACTTTGATATCAATGACCACACATGATTAGTGATAATTTTTCTATCTTCTGTCACAAGTACAGGCAAAGAATTTACACTACAGTTGGAGAAGTCAGAAACGAATGTTGGTAAACTTGTAAATTGATTCTTAATATTGTATAGATCCCAGTTGATAGTGAACTGGTAACTTGTATCAATTATCTCGAATTGATCTGTAAAATACTTTATATCATTAATATTTTGAACTGTTTGCATTTACAATAATTATACTGTAGTATATTACTCTATGTCAAAAATATTTTCAAATGGTTGTAGTTTCCTTACACTTCGTCCCAAGGATGGTGTAAACACATTTGTAACCAGACATCTTGCCGATCTTTACGGCATGGATATTGAAAATATTGCTATGGGAGGCAGGGGAAACACAAGAATTAGTTTCTCTACTAAGACTTATTTTGAGCATTTTGGTACAGAAGACACATTTGCTGTGATAGGATGGTCCAGTGCTTATCGAAATGATTATATTACAAACGATGGGTGGAAAAAAGGTAGAATGCCCGGAACAGATCTTACATGGAGGACATGGAAGACACTAGACAATGTTAGTTTTATAAAAAGTAATACAGGATGGGATATAGAGAACAATGCCACTATGGCTTTCTTAGATAACGTATTTGATCTTCAAAATTATTTTGAAAGAAAAGGAATACCGTACGTGATGTACAACGCACTACCTAATTCTTTTGACGGAGAATTACAAGATTTTAAAACAATAAAGAATGCTATCAACATGGAAAGATTTTTCAATCCTACTGTTAGTCATTTAGAATATATTACAGATAAAAATTTAATCGTCAGCCCAGCAGACCCACACCCGTCAACAGAAGGGCATGTACAATGGGCGGAACAACTAAAAGAATTCATAGATGTTAACAATTTACGCACCATTTAATAATAAAAACAGCAAGGCATGGGAAGTGTTCAACGGCGTTGAAAAGTCGTGGCCAGACCAGATAACCAAGTTAGATAATGCTGTAGAAACAGATCCAGTAAGCAACAGTATGTTTTGGGGATTCGTTGGCAACAACAGGGGGATGGTCAGGAAGTTAGAAGCACGTAATCACAACTATTGGTTTACTGATACACCATACTTTGGTAGATTTGACAATAATAATCTGAAGCCGGACAATCATTACTGGCGTGTGTGCAAGAATGCTATACATGTTCCTTACTTGAAAAATTGTAAAGCAGACAGATTTGAAAAGTTTGGAATAAAAATTAAGGCACCGAACTTTGCCGGCAAGTACATATTAGTTTGTCCTAGTTCCGCAGGCATACACGACTATCTAGACAAACCAAACTGGACTAAAGAAATAATAGAACAGATCAAAAGATACACCGACAGGCCTATCAGAGTTCGACACAAGCCCAGAGGTAGGGGTACGTCAGGGCCAAGCGAAGCAACAGTTCCGTTATCGGAAGACCTAAAAGAGGCATGGTGCATTGTAACAAGTTGTTCTATATCGGCGATAGAAGCTATGTGCGAAGGCATACCGGTTTTCTGTGATAATAAAAGTTTTGCTGTAGACGTTGGCAATGTTGAATTGGCAGACATAGAGAATCCATATTACGGTGGCCCGGAGCCGTGGTTGTACAGTCTGGCCTATCAACAGTTTACACCAGAAGAATTTGCAAACGGAACCGCTGTTGAAGTTTTAATGGACAAAGGAATATTATAATGCCAAAATTAAAAAGTTATGACACGGATAGTTTTAATTTCCCGATTAAAGATAAAACAATAAAATTTGCCAATGTCAAAGGACAAAAAACATATATTAAAAATAGAATGGACAGAATAATGTCTAAAGAACCAGAAACAATTAAATGGATTAATTCCTTTACAAAAGACAGTGTGTTTTTTGATGTTGGTGCTAATATTGGTATCTACACTTTGTATAGTGCTGTGATGCGTGAGAACACTGTGTATTCTTTCGAGCCTCATTCTGCAAGTTACAAAAATTTACTAGACAGCATTAATTTGAATAAGCTCGACAAGTGTCAGGCCTACTGCGTTGCATTGAGCAACCAAATATCACTGAGTACTATCAATGTAAAAAATATGCACGAGGGTGTTGCAGACAACAAAGTTGGACAGCGTGGTAACTACTACCATGGATGTACTGAGATGCATTTAGACTATCTGGTAGGCAAAGGTATTTTACCACAGCCAACTCACATTAAAATTGATGTTGACGGATTTGAAGATAGAGTAATCAAAGGTTCATACGCAACAATACAAAAATGCAAAAGTGTACTAATAGAAATAGATAACAAACATATAGAATTCGTACAAAAAATCAAGGACTTAGGATTGACCTTGCAATCACAACACAAACGTAACGAAGAAGAATTTAACTATATTTTTTCAAATGACTAGAAATTTAATTGTCCAATTTTTCGTATCTGTTGACAAGTACGAAGACCCTACCTACAACCAAATTGGAGTTAACGAGGAACTTTACAAGTATAGCACAATTTCAGTAAAGCAATATGCCAACAGGATAGGTGCAGAGTATAAATTGATTACACAACCAAAAATAAATTGGATACACCCTACGTTTGAGAGATTTGACCTATTTTTCAATGACGAGTGGTGGCAGGAATATGATCACATTCTTTATCTTGACACTGACGTTATCGTATGGCCTACCGCACCAGATGTATTCAAAGAATACCCATCTGCTAGTAAATTCAAACCAGTGCAGGATAGAATAGCAAAGAAAAACACACTACCTTATCATACCAAACGTGCAAAAGACACATGTCTAGAAAAATTTACAGCAAAAGTTTTACAAGATAATAGATTTAATGCCGGAGTTTTTATGCTTAACAAAACAGCAGTAGACAAGATGAAAACACATTTAGACTACAAAGTCTTACAGGGAGATGACAACGAGCAACTCATATATGCTATGCTAGAGTCTGGTGTAGAGATAGAAAAGATGGATTGGAAATACAATAAAAAGAATGGTATAAACGCTTACTTCGGTCACGCCATGGGATCGCAAAAATTCAAACCAGATTATGACATGTTAAAGATAGCAAAAGGAATTTTCGATCAGCCTTTGTAGAAACATTTCTTATCTCTATATTTCATTACAAAAATATTAAAAGTAATCCTGTTTGATATCTGATCACTTTCGTAGCTGTGCCATGTTTTATTTTGCTGACCACAAAAAATAAAAGTAGAATTGGGCTTCCACTTTGCCTCTTTAACAAAACTAGATTCGTTTTGTTTGGCATACATTTTTGTTCCAACATTTACTTCTGGGGTAATGTAAGTAACTGAACTCCAGGTTTTTTCTATACCTTCCTGGTGTATGTAGAATTTATAAGGCAAAGGAGGTGTTACACTGATATGAACATTAATACCTAATACCGGATAAGTCCTGTAGCTTGGATATGCTTCGTGTAGTGTTTTAGAATTTTTATACAACTTATCACAAATATCTAATGTTTCATCATAAAAATCAATACCATAATCTTTAAACTCGGTTGGATGAATGTGAATAAGTTTATCGGTCTTGTCTGAAAATCTCTGTTCGCATTGTTGTTTCAGCTTTTGAAAGGTATCTTTTGGTAACGTATCCTCTATAATTTGGTGGGGCCATGGACTGTGTTCAACAGTGGAGTCTAAACATTTGTCTACAAAATTTTGTCCTATCATCTAAATATTTACGTATATCCAATCAGATCCTCGTCTTTCTTTTGGAACATACTTTAATTCGGACAGTAATTGTAGCACTTTCTTTTTTACTTCCGGTCTTTTCTTGTCTTTAATTTCTATCTGTATAACTGGATTAGATTTTTTAATAGTTTGTATTGCTCCTTCGAGCAGTCTTGCTTCGGAGCCATCTACATCTATTTTAATGAAACTTAAATTATCAATGTCGAGACTATCTAATGTTACCATCGGCATGTCTCCCTTTTGGTTCACTTGTAAGACTTGTGCTAATGGATTGTCTCGAAACATCTTACCCTCACAATGTCCCAAGGCTTTTGTTATCAATTCGACATTTTCTAACTGGCCACAATTATCATACCATTTAGTCTGAAATGTTGGATTAGGCTCAACTGCAATTACTTTAGTGAATTCCTTTGCAAATATTTCTGTGTATTCCCCTATGTGTGCACCGCAATCTAATGCCGTGCCGTAACCTTTGATATATTTTTTAGCAAGATTCCATGTTTGAATTCTTCTTTCGTGGTCTGTTGGTCTATTATTATTTGCCATTAAATCTACTTACAATCGAGTTATATTGATCGTCGGACATGGTGATCTGCACAAACGGTGTCCATAAGTGTTTCCTTTTAACATCTTCTATTCTGATGTCTTTGCATTTTGTTACTATAAAAGCGTTGCCTGTATACGCAATTTTTTTACCACCAACATTTATGTGTGGAGCCGTCCATCTGTGACTCCTGTCTCTGAAAGCCCAGATTGCAATCACATCAGGATCGAGATCTAAGTCTGTAAGCTGTTCATTGAATTTGAAATCTACTTTATATTGATTTTTAAATTTATTCCATACCTTATGATTAAGGTCTTTTTGGTTCTCATAAAGTTTGTCATACTCTTGTGTATCAAAAACTTGTGCAGTGTGGATGTGTTCTACTGGCTCTGTGTAGTAATGATTCTTTTTTAATTTTTCCCAATTCATATTTGTTCAATAGGTGTCGTGCATAGTTTCTCAAGTATCACGCCGCCGTTTACATTTATATAGTCTGTGCTATCCCATTGATCACAAAGAACTTGATACCAACCCCACTCCATGCCAATCAATTTCTTTTGTTCAAACAGTTTGAAAGCATTAGCACATTTCTCCCTAGGGTGGATAATCATGTTGTCCCATATGTTGTAGTGAGATCTTGGGGTGCTTTTGTGTGTATATTCTTTGAGCTTCGACGAAGGTTCAGCAAGTTCCCAACTTTGTTTCTCGCTGTTGAAGTTTCCAAATCCTATCACTGTGCCATTCTCTGCCATCTTTATATATTTGGTGAAGTCCACTTCTGACGAAACTATAGTGTCATACCTCAGCCTTATAATTGTAGTGTATGTCTCGGGTATAGCATTGACCAAGGCACAGTGTCCTAGTATCTGTGTGGCACTTGTAAGTGTTTGTTTTTCTCTACCTAGGCGTCTAATCTTGCCAGACTTTTTTACCAAGTGACCAAATATTGCACACGGTGGTTCCTCCACATCCAGCATGGGATGATATTCAAAAGTTGGTTCATCAAATGTGTGTAGGTTCTCTACCTCTGGTAATGGCCGACCATTCCACGTTGAGAAAAATATTGGGTATGGAAAAATGGATCTAATTCTATCTACTACGGTTTTGTAGTTTTCACTTATGATCCCAGACACACATATTGCTATCATTAGGCACTGAAGAGATTAATTAACTCTTTCTTCCAATCGTCTGCATACTCGCAATCTCTATAACCATCAAACCATGGTCCGCCTTCTGTGTAGTGCAGTATCTTAGGTGTGCCGTCCCTAGGCTCTTTGTACCATTCCACTAGCCAATTGTATTCCAGAGGCAGTTCTCCAATTTCGTTATCCTCTAACCAACTAAATCTATGTAGGAACTTTGGTGATTCCTCATTAAGCAGTTCCGGTGTAAGTATCTTATTTTTAGGATGTTCACAATTCCACAAAACCATACTAGACCAATTTTTCCTTGGATATGATGTTTGTACCTGTCCGTCCATCTTCGTTGTCTCTTTTGGTGTGTAATCATGCTGTACAACAACTACTGCTTTTGATGGGTCGCAGTATTTTATCAGTTCGTGGCTTGGAATTTTCCAAAGAAAATCGCAATCGCAGAATACTGCCCAGCCCTTGAAGTCATTCATGTATGGTACGAAAAATCTTGTGAATGTAAATTCTGTTGAAGCAAGTTTGTCAACAGGACGTGTGTAAAGTCCTTGATCACGCATCTGTTTCTGCTTTAATGGTACTACTTCTGCAGATGGATCTCTTCTCTTTATGCTGTGTTCACACACTTGGTATGCTATGTCTTCTCTGCTGTCGTGTCCTACGTATATTTTCATTTTCTACCTGACAAAATTTGATGTATTTGTTTCCAATTACTTACACGTATAATGTCGGGGTGTTCAAAGTCTCGATTGTATGGATGGTCAATTAATATAGGCTTTAAACCGTATGAGAGCCCTGCTAGTGCGTTCTTTGGCTTGTCCTCGACCCAATACAGTCCGGTATCATGGAAGTCGGCTAATGCACCGTCTTTGTCTGCTCCTGTGCCTAGTATGTGGTAATTTGTGAAGATGTGATCTCCAAATAGTTCTCCCAATCTTTTCTTACGTAGTTCTTGTGCAGGCACGTCTGAAGTCTGAGATGTTATTGGTACAAATGTCCAACCCTCTGCCGCTAAAAGTTTTACCCATGTTTGAGATTCCAGCATAGGCCTTTGTGTCCCCATCCAAGCACTCCTATTGAACTCCCTAATCTCTTGTCTAATTACATCTCTATCTACGCCAAATCTTTTTGACATTTCATAACTTGAGCTTAAATTTTTATGTGAATCGTCGACTAATTTATACGGGTATTTCCTAACACCTTTTTTATCAAAATATGATCGTAGTTGCAACCACTTGGTGAAATGATGTTCCCATTCCAACAGTACTCCGTCAACATCTGTGAGAATTATTCTATTATAACTATTATGAGATATCGGCATCTTCCATTCCTGCTACTCTCAGTTTAACAATGTTTGTTATCTGCCATTGTTTTTGGTCTAAACCTTTGGTGATGCCTAACCATTGATTCCTTATCAATGCAAAGTCGTTGATTATTTTATCCATGTCTACGACATCATCTTCGCCATCCACATACTTCTCTGCGTCCCTGCTTGATAGTGCTCTGTTATAATTTTCTAGATATTTTCTAAAAGTCTTTGACCTTAATCTACGTAATTCTATGTTTAAATATTCTAGGATTGCTTCTAGTTGTTGCAGTTGACTAAATCTTTCTTCTACTATGCCTGGCAATGAGGCACTGGCTCGTTCGAGATTGCCGTATATCTTACACTGCTTCCTTGCTTCGAGTAACTCGTTGTCAAAGTACGCAACACAATCTGGAATTTTATCTAGGTTTCTGCTTACTTCGTTGTACCAATTTATCATTCATCAGTATCGCCGTAGCCCATGTCATCGGATTCTTCCTCTTCGAACACAGTATTAACAGCTTCCTCTAGTTTTGGATCAAGCTCTGCAGATCCTTTGAGTACGTCATGCTCCACACCTATGTCCTCTAGACTTTTAATGAAGTCAATGGCAAAGTCTAATCTCTGTCGTTCAGGAACGTAATGTATAATGGAGTTCCATACTCGTTCAATATCGGCGTGATCAAAATCTATCATCTATTTCTCTTCTTTAATTGTTTCTGTTTTTTTAGTTTTTGCTTTAGGCTTTACTTCGGCTTCAACAGGTACTTCCACAACTTCTTTATCAGCAAAGTCTGTGTCTTCTTTGAAGTCTGCCATTAGCATATCTAATTTATCACCTATCCATTGTTTCCTGAAGTCGATATGTTCTTTACCTGCTTTATCAATGTATTTCAGCCTGTTTCCAGTCTGTACTAATACACCTTTTTTCTCAAATAGATCAACCAGTCCACTGTATGGGTTCATTCCTGTTTCGTATGGGATCTTGACCTGTACTGATTCAAAAGGTTTAGAGTATCTTGTTTTCATAACTTTACAAGCGGCTCTTATACCTCTTACATCTGTAACTTTGTTACCATCCAGATCTTCTTTTAATTTAAGTTTCTTCATTGCAATAACAATTGAACTTGCATAGATAAATCCTTGTCCACCTGATATCTTATCATCCGGGTCAAACATGTCCTGTGATGCGTAAGTGTGATTGGTTGCTATAAGTCCTACATTCCACGAACCAAACATGTTGACACAGTTTCTCACAAGTGCTGTCAACGCCTTGGGTTTTCTACCTAAGTCACCTTTCATGTCACCTGCTTCGAACTGATTAACGTCAGTTGGCGTAAGCATCATACCTAAACTGTCTATGACGAATAGCACTTTGGGTGCACCTTCTTTGTCATCTGCGTGTGCTTCTTTGTAGCCCTTCATGAATTCTGAAATAGTTTTCGCTACATCATCAATCATTGATATACTTAATTTTAGAAGTTTATCTTCTGATGTGTCCACTTTCAATGCTTGTAACCATTTTTCATCCAGTGCATTCTCTGTGTCGATTAGTATAACAAATATACCTTGATCCTGTGCATTCTTTATTATGTTTCCAGATGCTATGTAACTCTTACCTGCTCCTGATTCTCCTGCAAGTACAGTCACCTTACCTAATGGAATTCCTTTGTTGAAATCCCCAGTCATCAAATAGTTCAATGCGTAATTTCCTGTGCTGATCCAATCTGTGGGATCGCTGAATCCTATTCCTAATCCTTGGATAGATTTTGTAATACTCTTTCTAAACTTTGTTGCGTCAAATACTTTTGTCATAATTTTATCCTTTGTATATCCTATATTAGCATACCTAGGCCCTAACGTCAATATCAGGGCCTTGGTAAAATGTCAGATTATTTTGCTTGTCTTGATCTGATTAGCTTCAGGATGTCTTCTGCCCTCTTGGCACTGTCACCTGCAGGAGCCGCCGTAGCCGCCGCTGTTGGTTGTGGTGCAGATTCAGTTACGGGTGCAGTTGCAGTTACTGGCGCACTTACTGGTGCCGCTTCTGTTACTGGTGCCGCCACTGGAGCCGATGCCGCTGGCATGGAGACCTGAGGTTTAGCTTGGTAAGCCATTCCTGCGGGTCTGAAGTACTGTCCGTATTGCTCAAGATCATAAGCCTCACCTTCCACAGATTTTTCAAATAATTCTTTGATTATTTTTACTTCTGCTTCGGTTGGTTCTTTTGGTCTGAAGTCACCTAGGTTGTGTAACCCATGTGTTTCGATTGCGGCTCTCTCTGCCTCATCTAATGCACGTTCTCTTCTTGACCATTTTGATGTTGAGTAATCAGCATAACCACCTTT